ATCTCCTTAGGACCATGCTCCAGTCACTGGGATCTACGGATATTTCCGTAGACCTCAGAGACCAGCCACGAATCTCCCACCTTTGGAGCGCTTTATTATAGCGCACCGGGGTGGAATTCGGCTGGTTGGTCTTGAGAGGCCGTATCAGCGAAAGGAAAGCAAGCTGTCGATTGGTTATCGGCAACGTGCCCAACTTTGCTTCTACGAGGCGGGCCAGGTGGCTCGCCACTCTCGAGTAGCCACGTGCATACGCCGCGTTTGATAGCGCGACGTACGACACGAGCACTTTGGCGTTTATTGTACGATGATCATCATACACCTTCTTAATACGAAGGGGTGTGACATCGGCGCCTTTGTAGGCGTCGCATCCACAGGATTCCCTAAAGAATCCTGCTGTACAGCATTTGCTCTCGTTGAACATAAGTCCAACTTGAGGTAATGCTTGTAGCACCGCAGCATAGACTTCGCTGCGCACTATGATGTCATCGCCATATACGTAGACCGACGCGCGAGCTTTCTGAGCCCGCGCACGCGCACTCCTCACGGAGTTCGCAATTCTGTCTGCGCGTATGATAGCCGTTACGGCAAGCGCGTAAAAGACAACGCTCTGAATAGGGAAGCATAAATTGCTTCCCATTGGAGCGAACTTCTTCAACGCGACAACCTGGCCTGAAGGAAGCTTCGTGTACCCACTCCTAGTCGCTAACAAGGCGGCTAAGAGGTCTGGCACCTTTCGGAATAACTCCGAAATTAGCCATACAGATACACGATCAGACGCTTCTTTCATGTCTAATGTGACCCATCGTTGGTTCTTTGAACCCGACAAGGCTAAGCGACGGTTGACTTCTTGGCTCGTGAAATTCACGTGCCCTTTGGTCAAATGCCACCGCTCAAGGTGGCGCTTTACAGCGCCACCCAACCCTTGCTGGATCCATTGTATTTCCAATGGTTCACATGAGATAATACGAGGACCTCTACTATCCTTAGGTACAAGTACGACTTTCGCCGTACCTTCCTCAAGGACCTCAAGGTCTTCGTACTGACGCCATCGATCAGCCACTGCTGACAAGCTATATTCGAAGTACTCCGTAAAGGGGTACACTCGCTCTACAGTCTTGTAAATGCGTTTGAAAACATGTTTTTCATGGTTTCTCTCGCCAGTAGCCACCGCACCGGGCCCATGTCTGGGCACGATATCGGTTGGGTCGAACGACGCGAAGATATCTCGGATCAAATCCGAAGTCT